GGCACCATTCACACAGAACAAATGCCTCAACAAGTTTATAAAATATTGCGAGTCACAAACTAAAAAAATGAAAACAGTTATAGATGTTGGTGCTTGGTGTGGCACGTGGGCCAAAGCAATTGAACCATTTGCTAAAAAAGTAATTGCATTTGAACCTGACAAAACGCATTTTGAATGTTTGCAACGTAATTGTACTATTAATTGTACTCCGAGAATGGAGGCTGTTGGTGCTCAATTACAAGAAGTATCGTTAACCGAAGACAATTTTACACAGGCAAAAAGAGTAAATGAGAAAGGAAATATTAAAATGATCACATTGGATCATATGGCATATGAGGATGTTGATATGATTAAAATTGATGTGGAAGGATATGAAATGGAAGTGCTTAAAGGTGCAACAAAAACTTTAGAAAATGTAAAATATCTAATGATTGAATTAAACAATAATACCAAAAAATATGGTAGCAGTAATATTGTGGTTGAAAAATTTATAGGAGATTTAGGATTCAAGGTGTTAATGGAGCATTGGCCAGACAAAGTTTTTTACCGTGCATAACTTAAATTAAATACCCAAAATGAAAA